GATAACAATGTCATCATGATGGATACGGCGCTGGCGCTGCATCATGCTATCGCAAAAATTGAAATGCTGACCACGCAGGTCGCCCAGCTGCAGGGCGAGATTAACGCGCTGAAAGCGTAACGGCATCATGATGTTCAGTGGTAGTTATCAATAGGCACAGCCTCCTTGCCCTGGTCTTTCTTTAAAACTACTGTATAAATAAACAGTAATAATAAATGAGAGGTCACCATGCCCCGTAAAAACGATATCAACTCGGCTTTCAACGCTGCTATTCAGCTTAACCCGAAGGGTTACAGGTGCCTGAGGTCTTCTGACTTCATCCGCGAACTGGCAAAGGTTCACCATCATTTCACCCTGGCCGACGCCAACGAGTGGATAAAGTACTATCAGCCAGACTTTGCTGACAAGACGCCGGACAGCAGCGAGAACCGCTACTGGATCCTCCGCAACATGGGGAGGGTGCTCTGATGGGTTTTCCCTCTCCCGCGGCTGATTATGTAGCCCCTCGTTTATCTCCGGAAATTATCTGCGGCATTGGCATCGACAGCCGCATTCTCGAAACCTCATCTGGGTTTGCTGTTATCGAGCCGGTCACCAGGCTGGTACAGAATCAGGTTCTGCTGATTTTGTCCGGCGGCCGGACTCAGTTTGCACGATTTCTGGGAAAAGCATTAATCACAGAGGACGGCGAGGCGATAGAAGGCGACGCAGCGGAAGAGGTCAAAGTCATGGGCAGGGTAACGTATTTCATCAATCGAACTGATGATGATGAGATCCCTATGTAGGACTGAGTGCCAACCATAGGGTGATCGTACTGGCTATCCGGCAGGCGCTATACCATCGCCAAATTGCAGACATAAAAAACCAGCCGAAACAGGCTGGTTTTTTTGGATTTTTTTGATCGGCACGAGAGGATTTGAATCTCCGACTCCCGACACCCCATGAAAGCTAATCGAGATTATAATATTTTTTCAAGGCAGAGGAGAGAAGATCAGTAATTACTGGTACGCTAATTCCTGCCGTGCTATTCGCTGCTTTTGAAATCATACCTGAAAACCATTGACCAACTGCGGGACCATAATTTTTGCTTCGTGGCGCAATTGGCCCATCAGAATTTATCGCAAATTCTAATTCGTTTACGTCTTCGCTTGAAACACCTTCAGATTCAAGGTGTCGCTTTAAAGCAGCAATATCATTTTTGATAACATTGTTAGTAATGTTAAAAGAACTGCTATCGCCCAAATTAATAACAGTGTGGTCACCAAATATTGCACTTTTGAAAAGGGATGCAGCATCAACATTCTTAAGTTTTTCTGTCATTGTTTTTGCTCCAGGTATTCCAGATGCGTAGTCAGTTAACTCTAAAACAAAATCTAGCAGTCTTGATCTTACTTGGGTCAATATATTGGTGAAATTATGTAGAGCTATCTCTTTGTAACATCTGGTAAATTCATAACCTTCAGCTACATGCTTGCAATATTTTGAATATGCAAAGTCTAACGGGATGGGCTGTTCAATGTTTTGGTTATCAACAGCATTGACTACCAGCTGTTCAATTTGACTGATTGAAAGCCTCACAGAGGCGGTGGTAGCGTCATCATAATCATCTTCATCAAGATATGAAATCGGAAGCGGGTAAGCTCTATATAACCGCGCACTGTTATTTACGTCTGCCAGTATACGAGCGGTAAGGGTGCGATAATCAGGAAGAATAACATCAGCAGGATAACCATTGAGTTCGTAGGTTACCCATGTGGCAAGTTCTTTTTTTCCAATAGAGTAGAGAAGAACCTTCGTCTTAAGCAGCGCGTTAGTTGTTCCTTCATCGCCTGAACTTAGGATCGCAATAATCTCTTCAAGCTGGTTCACAAGATTACTCCTCATAATAAAAAAGCCCGCGATGCGGGCTTTTATGTCACTTGGGAGCCGCGGCTCCTTTGCGTATCCTTTTTTGTCTCCTCACCGTCTGGTCGGTGTCCTGCTGAGACTACTAACTTCCTGTTATTGCTGGTGATGTCCTATCACCGTCCAATCATGATTGGTGGAGCTGGCGGGAGTTGAACCCGCGTCCGAAATTTCTACATACCATTTATACCATAGTAAAAACAGCTATTTATGCTTAAAAACAGAGTGTTAGTGTTATTCGGTGTTTGTCCGTTTTATGCGTTTTTAATGCTCTGCCGCCAATTTGTCGCCATCATCTTCAATGCAGTAACATGATGACGTATATGAGGTCCATTCTGGCGAATAGAAATCTGTCACAGCATCTATATGCTCATCAAATTTAAATCTTAAATTATCGGTATATAAATAGTTGTTTATATGTTGATAGGTTTTAAGTTCAATTCCATAGGCAAGGGAAATAAGTTTTTTTGTAATATAATATGTGGCCTCAATAATATCGGCGAAAATCATTTCATGAGGACAGAAAGTGATCATGGTGATTTTTTCTTTAACTATCTGAATGCGAAGATTAGAGGTGCATTCCACATTCAACATATCCAATATTGATGCGACATCAAAGGATATGGAGTTAAGTATTTCAATGTAATTATCGTTTGTGAGATCTTTAGATGATGTTTTTATGTTAAGTCTACTATCTATGGAATTAAAGAGGCTTAATATTTTATTCAAAAAATCAATATTCGCGGTATAATCAGATGAAGGGAATATTGTAGAGTCTGAATATATCCTGGAATATAGGGAGTATGGGTTTGTGACTTTAAGTTGGTGCGTCTTAAAAATATTCACCTCTAAATCATCAGGAGCATAAATATGTTCTGGAAACTTGTATTTTATTAAATCATCATTTGCATTAAGTACATTCCTAATATCAAAAGATAATAGTTCTTTGGCTTTTTCAACAAAGTTTTTTTCATGTGCTAGATGCCTGTCGATGGCATTTTTTTTCTCTGCTGCTTCAATCTGGGCTTCAGTTTGTATCGTTCGATGGATATTGTTAACAATCGATGCTAAAGGAACGGAACTAGCTAGTAATAATAGTGGGAATTTGCTTATTTCATAAAAACGGGCATATCCATGTGCTGAAAGTACAGGGGTTTTCCCATACCATGCAAACGCGCCAAAGTAGAAAAAAGATACTAAAGGCACTCCTACTGCAAGCCAGAATAGTTTCTGTCTAAATAAATTTCTCTTATCAAGGATATACCATTTTCGCCACGCCACAAATAGTGTAAAAAGGATAAGAAGTAAAATATAATAACTGATTCCTGGATAGTTAACAAAAATCTTTGTAATACTCATGATTAACCTAAGTTATATAGTGGATTCTTAGTAATTGCATCTTCCAGATGTTCAGGAGAGAAGTGCGAATATACCATGGTCATTTTAATATCGGAGTGTCCCAAAATGTCACGAAGTACCAGTATATTTCCGCCATTCATCATAAAGTGACTGGCGAATGTATGGCGCAGCACATGCGTGCACTGGCCTTCAGGCAAGTCGATACCCGCTCTTTTTACTGCACGCTCAAAAGCTTTTCTACATGGCGTGAATAGCTTCCCTCTGTTTTTGGGGAGTTCGTCATACAGATCCTGAGATATCGGTACGGTTCGGTTTTTCTTGCCTTTGGTTTTGGTATAAGTAATCCGATATTTAGATAACTGATGGCCCTGCAGCTTTTCGGCTTCCCTCCACCGCGCGCCGGTGGCCAGACATACCTTTGCGATCATCAACAGGCTGGGGCTTTGAGAATCAGCGCAGGCATCAAGCAGGCGTTTAATTTCGTCTTGAGCTAGAAACGCCAGTTCCCCCTCTGCGATTTTGAATGTTGGTAATCCGGCGAGCGGGTTAGGCGCTGACCAGTGGCCTAGCTTTTTCAGGGTGCCAAAAACGGATGATAAGTTACGCTGTTCTAGGTTTACCGTGCGGGGCTTTACTGGCGACATCAACGCGCCGTCTTCGTTACGTACCTCACCTTTTAATCGTGCCTCACGATATTTTGTAAAGTCACCGGCGGTTAACTCAGAGGCGACGGGATCGCCCAGCCCATTGCAGATAATATTCAGTTTCGCCATTAGGCGCTTGGGGTCTGCGAGCGTCTGGCCGTAAAGGGAATGCCACTGCTCAATCAATTCTGACAAACGCCGTCGATCATCCTTTTCACCCAGCCACGGCTTTTTGTTCACTTCATCCATGGTGAAGTTTTCGAATGCTACAGCCTCGCCCTTCGTCGCAAATTGCTTGCGCACGCGCTTGCCTTCACGCCCGTTCGGGTAACACTCGCACAACCATTTTCCGTTCGGCTGTTTTCTGATCGTCATAGTTAGATGCTCTTAATGACTTTTACTGCGCGGCCAACTACCTCGATATCATCCAAGCTGCATTCAAACGAAGAGTCATCTTGATGCACAACTAATCTGTTTCCCGGAAGACGAGTTAACTTAACAATGCTTTTTATCCCGTCGATATCGACCAACACATCCCATTCACTGGTGGTGCCTGAGTACGGTCAACTAAATATGAATTTCCAGCTGTGGTTACTAGAAGCAGCTCGTGTGAGTCAGATGGAAGCAGGCTGCTATCAATGATGGCCTTCCCGGCTTCAACCAGCGAACCTCCTATGAGATTAACCTTGTCAATCTCGGGCGATACAAGTTCCGAAAGAGGTTTTATCTTCCCAGAGTTCACGAAATTGATACTTTTTTTATCATCAATTTTTGTTCCGGGTTCACCTTGACCTGTGGTAAGCCAGAGTAAAGAAACGCCCGTTTCAAGAGCGCATTGAATCACCCATTCGGCAGGGAAACTGTCTCTTAAGTATCTATTAGCCATAGTACTTTTAGATGCGCCTAGGTGATCGCATAGCTGCTGCCTGGACTTAAAATCATAGGCAACCATTAATCTATGGATAGCCTCTCTACCCCCTGTATTCTCGCCAGCTTTCACCTGTATCATTTCTTAATCCTATTGACGTATCAAATATTGGATCGTAGTATCTCAATTATTCAATTATTGAATGGCGTAAAACAAGATAAAACGACATAAACCAAACCTTAACTGAGAGATACTGCACTATGAGCACCGATATTTCAATTCGTGTACCAAAAGAGATGGCTACACCTGCAGAGTTCGCGGAATGGGAAGGCATTTCCCGCGGCTCTGTTTATCAAAAAATCCACCATGGCCAGTTGGCTAAATACATGGTCAGAAAGGAGAAAAACAAGGGGCGAGTATGTCTTCGTTACCTGATGTACAAAACCGATCAGGTTCGTGAGTCCCTTGGTCATTCCAACTTCCGCATTGTTGTTGGTCAGTAAGTTCAATTATGAGAACTTTCTAAGAGGCTCGCATGTTTGATTATAAGATTTCCAAACATCCACACTTTGAAGAGGCTTGCCGGGCTTTCGCACTGCGTCACAACATGGCGAAGCTTGCAGAACGCGCGGGAATGAATGTCCAGACGCTGCGCAACAAGCTGAACCCGGACCAGCCGCATCAACTCACGCCACCTGAAATCTGGCTGCTTACCGATCTCACTGAGGACTCAACCCTTGTTGACGGCTTCTTAGCACAAATTCACTGCCTACCATGCGTACCGATGAACGAAGTGGCAAAAGAGAAGCTGCCGCACTACGTCATGAGCGCCACTGCTGAGATCGGGCGCGTTGCCGCCGGTGCCGTTACTGGCGATGTGAAAACCACCGCCGGACGCCGTGACGTGATCAGCAGCATCAATTCAGTAACTCGCCTGATGGCACTGGCTGCCGTTTCCATGCAGGCCCGCCTGCAGGCCAATCCTGCTATGGCAGGTGCGGTGGACACCGTAACGGGCCTTGGCGCTTCGTTCGGCATTATCTGAGGTGATCATGCTGACTAAAGAACCTTCATTCGCATCGCTTTTAGTAAAACAAAGCACGGCAATGCACTGCGGACATGGCTGGATTATCGGGAAAGATGGCAAGCGCTGGCACCCGTCCCGCTCTCAGGACGAACTGCTGGCAGGGCTGACCACTACCAAACAGGGGAAACCATGGCTATTGAAGGCGCTGCGGCGACTGTTCCATTAAGCCCGGGTCAACGTCTGGAAGGGTTGAACCGTATAGCGGAGTTAAGGGCGAATGTGTTTGGTCAGAATATTGAGCCAGAGCTTGAAAGATTTATTAAGGGTATGCGTGACCGTCGCGATATCAATAATACGCAAAATGAGCGTGCCCTGGCAGCCATATTCTTTATGGCAAAAATTCCGGCAGAACGTCACGGCGTCAACATTAGTGATCTGACTACTGACGAAAAGCGGGAACTGGTTATAGCAATGAATCATTTTCGTGCAGTGGTGAGCTTATTTCCCAAACGGCTAACCATGCCGAATTAACCCACAACAGAAATTAATGGCGTAAACCCGCCGGGCATTCTTTTGCCCAAATTTAGGAGTAATGAATATGAGAAATATCGAAACCCGCACCACTAAAACCGGACCAGATGATGCTGGCCTGAACCAGATGCTGATCGAAGCGCGCAAAGAAGAACGCCGTGGCCGTGCTGATGTAATGGCGGCCCGCATGGAATCCATTGCTGCCCGTATTGTGTCGCGCCAGCTCAATCACACGGAAGCGGCGGAACTGCTGCGTGAAGAAGCGATGAAGATTCAGAACGAAGCGCAGGAGATCCACTGATGGCCGATTCTATGGACCTCGTACAGCAGCGCGTTGAAGAAGAACTCCAGCGCCACATTCATACCGCTCGCAACAGAGCGCCGGGCGTTTCCCGTGTGCTTTGCATCGATTGCGATGCGCCGATCCCGCCAGCTCGACGCCGTGTCATTCCAGGTGTGCAGTGCTGTGTCACCTGTCAGGAAATAGCTGAGCTGAAAGGCAAACATTACAACGGAGGTGCTGTATGAGCACCATTCTGAAATGGGCGGGAAATAAAACCGCTATCATGTCCGAACTGAAAAAGCACCTGCCTGCTGGCCCGCGACTGGTTGAGCCTTTCGCGGGTTCGTGCGCTGTGATGATGGCAACAGACTATCCTCATTATCTTGTTGCGGATATTAACCCTGACCTGATTAACCTTTATCAGGTTATTAAAGAAGACGTTAACGGCTGCATTAATCTGGCTGAGCGTATATTCTCAAAGTTCACTACAGAAGAAGATTATTATAAATGCCGCCATTATTTTAATACTGTGCCCTTGGAGCCAATTGATAAGGCAGCTTATTTCCTTTTCCTCAATCGTCATTGTTATCGTGGGTTATGTCGTTATAACCAGCGCGGTCTTTTCAATGTGCCATATGGTAATTACGAAAAGCCTTATCTGCCCGTTGATGAAATACGGGCCTTTGCTGAAAAGGCTGCGCGTGCCACGTTCATCTGCGCCAGTTATGACGAGACACTGGCAATGCTGCAGGCGGGTGATGTGGTCTATTGCGATCCGCCATATGACGGCACATTTAGCGGTTATCACACTGCCGGGTTCTCTGATGATGACCAGTATGATTTGGCCTCTATTCTTGAACGCCGGGCATCAGAAGGCCATCCGGTCATCGTGTCCAATAGCGACACCCGTCTGATTCGTTCGTTGTATCGAAACTTCACCCTTCACCGCATTAGCGCAAAACGCAGCATTGGCGTTGCTGCAGGCGAAGGGAAAGCGGCTGACGAACTCATTGCGGTGCTTAAGCCGAAAGTGTGGGTAGGTTTTGATTTAGCGAGTGGACCTGATTTCTACGTCGTGCATGAGGTGCGCGCGTGAGCCATCACGACGTTAAAAAGCACGGCGGTGCAGATTATGCCGTCGCTGCTTTTAACTGGAATGTGCCTAAAGAGGCGATTAACCCATATCTGGACCCGGCGGAAGTTGCGCCGGTTTCTGAGCTTTCAAACCTGATCGCTCTTTACGCTGCGGACAACGAGCAGGAGCAGCTGCGCCGCGGGGCATTGAGCGATAAGGTTTGGGAACACTATTTTTACAATGAATCCCGTGATCCTGTTCAGCGCGAAATGGAGCAGGACCAGCTGATCAGTCGCGCCAAAATGGCCCGCGAACAGCAGCAATTCAATCCCGATCTGGTCATTATTGCTGACGTGAGCGCCCAACCGGCGCATATCAGCAAGCCACTGCTCGAAAGGATTAAATATTTCCAGAGCCTGGGCAAACCAAAGGCATATTCCCGATACCTGCGGGAAACCATCAGGCCGTGCCTTGAACGGCTGGAGCAAGTGCGCATTAGTCAGGTTTCTGCCTCCTTCCGTTTTATGGCGAGCCAGGACGGAATGGAGGGCTTGCTGGTTCTGCCAGAAATGAATCAGGAGCAGGTTAAGCGCTTGTCTACCCTGGTAGCTGCGCACATGAGCATGTGTCTGGATGCGGCCTGCAGTGAGCTGTTTACTGATGAAGACGTTATGCCGGAAGAGATCCGCCGGTCATGGGAAAGGGTCGCCGCTGAAGCTATGCGCCTTGGTGTTATCCCACCTGCATTTGAACAGCTTCGCCGTAAAAAGAACCGCCGTAACCCGGTCCCGTATGAGCTTATTCCGGGTTCACTTGCCCGTATGCTTTGTGCGGACTGGTGGTATCGCAAGCTATGGCAGATGCGGTGTGAATGGCGGGAAGAGCAGCTACGTGCTGTTTGCCTGGTTAACAAAAAGGCGTCCCCGTATGTCAGCTATGAAGCCGTGATCCACAAACGTGAACAGCGCCGCAAATCGCTGGAGTTTTTCCGATCTCATGAGCTGGTTAACGCTGACGGTGACACGCTGGATATGGAAGAGGTGGTAAACGCCAGCAGCAGCAATCCGGCGCACCGCCGCAACGAAATGATGGCCTGCGTTAAGGGACTGGAACTAATTGCAGAAATGCGCGGTGAGTGCGCGGTGTTCTATACCATCACCTGCCCGTCACGCTTCCACGCAACCCTCAACAACGG